GTATCTGACATCACCCCCTCTTGGTTTTTGCGGTGCTTCATGTATTCTTTCCAGTCTGAATGTTGCTTGATTGAATAATACGTCTCCTAGTCTTTTTAATTCTGTTACTACATAGATTCCTAAGTCTTCACTGTCCGTAGGCAATGGCCCCGGCTCATAATGTGTTACAGACTTGACTACTCTATCGGTGTATGTAGCCATTATTTTCTCTTTCTATTTTTGACTCTTTTTTTCTTTGAGCTGTCGCTAGCCGACTGCCTTCTGGCGCGATTAATTCCTTCAATATTATATTTAGCATCACTTAATCCGCCTAAAAGACCCATACCTAATCCACCTATACGACCCAATAAACCGCCGCCTTTATAATATGCTGGATGGCCTAATAACCCTCTTCCACCCTCCTCAAGCATTTGAAACCCTGTAGCAAGAAGTGGTAATATTACGGGGGCATTATCATGCCACCCACCCTGTACCATTTGTCCAACTAACTCCCCTCCCCTTCTATGGTACTCAGGTACATCAATCTCTCCCCCAACGGCAGGCATTACTGCATAATCCCACCATTCCCGCATATGCTCATCAACTCTTTCATTAGGAACTCCTAACGCCGATGCAATAAGTTTATCAGTACCGCTTTGTAACTTCTTTCTTATCTGATGAGATAATTTAGATGGGTCATATTCTGCCATTAGTAGCTCTTACTTCCTCTGGTTCCTGCGTTCTTTATGTCTAACGCATAACCATCTAGCCTCCATGTCTCATCACCTGTAGACTCAAACTTAACACCTATATATTTTCCTGTAACATTAAACGGTACTTTAGATTGCGTATTAGGATTAAATGTTATCGGGCCTTCCCATGTAATAGCCTCTTCTGTAGACATCTGGTGACCCACATAAACATTCACCGTGTTGTCAGAAGATACAGACATCTTAGGGTAAACAGCGGTCACACGTTTTACCATTGACTGATTGTTTGCTCCTTGTTCATCAATAGTAAGCCCTGTTCTTTCTATATACGCCGTCATGTCAGTAGTGTCGGACTGATTGCCAGAGTTATGTCTATAGATCTTTTGGTCCGTTGGAGAGGCAAAAACCAGCGTTTTCCCCGCTTGGTTGAAGAATGAAGTAGTTGCTGATTGATTCCAATTAAGTGTATCACTTGCCCATGTAGATGTTGCTGTAGCCCATGAACCCGGAGCTAATGGATCACCCTCTGTGCCATAACCGATATACCCAAGATTAGGTAGATCACGCTCAGTAAAAGTATTATTAGACCAATTCCAAACAAGAGCTTTATCGCATTGAGCATTATCGGCGTTTGTCGCTGAAACATAACAGGCCCACATTTCCGTGTTGCCATAGTCTGCAACCACAAAGCTCTTCTCATATTCATCTCCGTTTATATTGTTATAGACATGATCTCTCATGGTATGAGGTAAAATGGATATTAACCTTTGACCATCGTTAATATACATATCACCGTTTCCAAAGATGAAATGACCGCCATCATATTCCTTTACACAGTTCTTAGCTAGTGCGCCGACTGATGGGGATATTTGTCTAAATGCAAATATAAATGGAGTTCCAACATACGTCATCTGATAGGTTGAGTCTTCCTTGTAAATCATAAAGGAATCTCTCAAAGGCAGTCCATCAAGTATCTTTCCTCTTGTATCGGCTAATTCATATTCTCCAGCATCTACGGTTGCTGACGTTTCATCCCATGAGGCAGGGACAGTTTGCGTAGCGGCTTCAGTAGACCACTTAACAAGTCGCGTATAAGGTACTGATGATTTCTTTACATTGAGAGCAATCAGGAAAGATCGGAAAGCTCTTAATGAAAAACATTCTGTGCTTGCGGGCCAATTAGTGAGGTCTGCCATCTTAGTTCCAGTAGAGGGTATACCGGAAGATAACGCCCAGAACTGTGGATCATCATAACCATTAGCCATGATAAGGATTCCACCCAATACAGTAGAAGTCCAGTTCTCTTTAGCGGTAGCAGAATAGTCTCCACCAGAAGCTCTGGTTAAGTCTGTCCATGAGCTACCATCGTGTACATAGATCTTTGCAGTGCCACCTACAATCCAGTAGTTAGCCGCTCCTACTTCTAAGTTAGTTATGTAATAGGGTACGATTGGGCATGAAGCCATAACCTCTAGGAACCCCGGAGATTTCTGAATAGCTCCGTGTTCTGCCCTTATATTATTACCATCTGTCCAGACATTAGGTGGTAGTTGCCAAGCATTAATATCCTTGACAATTCCTTTTTCACCTACATTTTCTACAGGTACAAGCATCTAACTGGATGGTTCTGTAGGCCATACTACTGCTTTCACATGATCTACAGTAGTTAAGTTAGCGGTAATATCTCTAAGCTCTTGCCTGTATTGATTCATGGCGGCTGACATAGTTACATCAGACAAGCCATGCCAATCGGTAACTGCAAGCCTACTATTACGGTCTGACCTCAAATCAGCAATAGCTCTATCAAATGCTCCAGCCGCCCACTGAGCCTCTTCCGCATCTCTTGCGGCTTCTTCTTCAGCGGTAAGGGGCATTTGTACCCCGTCAACTACTTTAGTTCTTGCCATCTTTTGCTCCTATTCTATTCCGTACATTTGTATAACGCCATCAAAATTTCCTGATGCCATCTTAAAGTCTATTGCGTTTACTGCACTAGTAGTGTTTGCGTAACCAGCCGCATACATATCATTAGCATAATCACCAGAGTGATAACAGCTAAACCTAGCATAAAAATGTTTTACATAAGTCGTTCCAGCAGGATCATATAGATGTAAAATACCTCCAGTGCTCTCATCTGCCCCATTGCCTAAATCTGCGCTAATCGCCTGATATCCTGTGCCGTTCGCAAGATCAAGGGATGTTTGGTAAGCTATACCACTACCAGATCCATCTTGTTTTACTTGCGCCCTAAAGAATGTTGATGTTTTTGAAGCATTATAGTTAGAGCCTCCATCAGTACTTAAATTAAACTGAAAGGTTTGAGAGTCTGTTGCTGGCCCTACATCGGTAAAAACAAACATATACTCTTTATATGTGCTGGTAAGATTAGATGTAATTGCCACATTAGACGATCCGCTTGCGGTGCTAGTTGAAAGTAAAACTGGTATCCCCATTAGCCTACTCCATACATTTTGACAAACCCATACATAGTGCCACCCGATGCGGAAAATTTAACGGCGTTTATCGCGCTAGTAGTGTTTGCATATCCACCTACCCCAACAAGAGTTGAAAGGTCATCAGCGGTAAAGTTGTTAGCAAATGATAGGTAATGTTTCACATAGGTTGTATTTGAGGGGTTAAATAAATAAAACCTTCCTCCCCCCGCTTGATCTGAACCATTGCCAAAGTTCATATTTAAATCAATATATGCTGTCGTTTGAGCCGCGTCGTAATCACTGTCATAAGCCAAAGCTCCCCCCTCATCAGTTCCTCCAGAAGATTGGGTGTTATAAGCTCTATAAAAAGGAGAAGTCTTTGCTACATTGTAATTTGATCCTCCATCTACACTACAATTCCACATAAAGCCTCTTTCATCCGTATCAAAATGAGCGTTCCATAAGAACATATACAACTTATAGGTGCTATCTATACTAGAGGTAAATGCGGCATTTGTATCACCGTCAAGAGTTGCCGCTGTTATTAGTGTTATTGCCATAATTACTTAATTCCATACATTTTTATTGTTCCTGCCTCTATATTGCCGGAAGCAAATTGAAAAATAACAGCGTTTACTGCAGATGTAGAATCTATAAATCCACCCACATAATTATCGGCTGTCCTTTCATAGCCTGTCGACCCTTCCATAGATACAGCCCTAGATATGTATTGTTTCACATAAGATGTAGAGCTTGGGTTCATTAGTGACATAGTCCCAGAACACTGTGAATCTGCATCATTGTTGACTCCCTTTATAGATAAGGGCTGGTATCCAGTAGCATCATCTAACGATTCAGTTGCATAGAAAGCTAAACTTGCAGAACCACCATCTTCCTTATGTCTAGCCTGAAACGCGGAACTTGTTTTGTTCACGTTATAATTAGACCCTCCATCTATGCTAAAATTGCACTGAAACTTTGTTCCGTCAGTAGCAGGGTGCATATTGATAAAATCAAATAT